TTTTCCGCACGCAATGTTTCAAAACTAATTTTTTAGTTATAAAAACGTCAAAATGAGGCAAATTTCAAAAGAACAGAAGGAGATTCAGGGGACGTTTGAGCCGTCCAGGGAGGTCGAATCCATGAAATTGGAGGAATGGGATGGCCAGCGGATGCCGTCGGCTCCTGCGGGATGGGATTACCCGATGCAGTCGTTTTGGAACGAACGCTGCAAGGAGTTGAAGAATGCCGGATACCTGGCCAAGGCGGTTCTTGAACCTTTGCGGAGTTATTGTTTTGCTGTAAAGCAGGCGCGGGATGCTCAGGAGGCGATCATGAAAGAGGGGTACACAATTGAACAGATCGGAACGAAAGGACAGACGTACACGGTGAAGAATCCGATGCTGGACGTACTGAAAGATGCAAACAAGGAGATACAATATTGGTCAGCGCGGTTCGGGTTTACTCCCCTCGATGTTCAGAAGATTCCGGCAGTAAAGAAGGAAGAAATAACCATGAACTTATTGAAATAAAAAGAGCCCTGCGCTAACAGGGCCCATGACCTAACCATCAAAAAACCAACCGTTAAATATAGAAGTAACGGGGGAACTTTTCAAATGACGGTAGGGGAAAGATTCGAACGTTTAAAACAGAAGTATCATTACGATGAGGCGGCGGCGCTGGAAAAGATTCAGTTTATTGAAACTCATTGCCGCCATGTGGAGGGTGACTTATATGGACAACCTCTTATACTACCTGACGTTTATAAGGAGGAAATTCTAAAGCCAATNTTCGGGCTAAAGAAGAANAACGGCAAGCGGTTAATCCGGCAGGTGTACATCCAGATGCCGCGCAAGAATGCGAAGACCACAATGATGGCCGCGGTTGAGCTTGCCCTGCTGTTCAACGACGGCGAACCATCAGCACAGATATACAACTGTGCCGGTGATGATGAACAAGCTAACCTTTTGTTTACCATTGCAAAGAAGATGGTTGCTCTTGATCCTGTCCTTAGAAAAGTCTCGCGATCCTTCCAAAGTTCAATCACCTACAACGGATCGTTCATCAAGAAAATCACCTCAAAATCGGATACAAAACACGGGTTCAATACCCACGGGTATATTTACGACGAGCTTCACGTTGCCAAGAACAGGGACTTATACGACACTATGGACACCTCCCAGGGGCAGCGGTCCAACCCGATAGGGAATTTTGATTACCACGCCTGGCTTCGACAAACTTTCAATCTGTTACAATCGCTATGAATACGCGAAGAAAATCCTTGCCGAAGTTATCGAAGATGATTCCTTTTGGGGTGTTATCTACGAATCAGACCCGGCCGCTGATATTTATTCACCATCGACGTGGGCCATTGCGAATCCCCTGTATAACTATTCCGAGAACCTGCGAGATGAGATCGCAAGAAAAGCCCAGGCCGTAAAGAACGACCCGGCTGCTGAAAACTCATTCCGGAGATTGCATTTAGGTCAGTGGACAGCCTCGGAAACAAAGTGGATGCAGACAGAACTCTGGACTTCATTAATCAGTGATGTCAAGCGCTCCGAGTATGAAGGCGAACTGTTGTGGTTGGGCCTTGACTTGTCGGCTACCTCCGACCTTACCAGCCTGACAGAACTGTATTATGATGGCAGTTCCGTTGCGCTCTTCTGGAATATCTGGATACCTGAGAAAGCAGCCGAACAGTACGAAAGGCAATTCAATGTACCCTATTCCAGGTGGGCAAAAGAGGGACATATCAATATCGTTTCCGGCAATACCATCGACTTTATGGCCGTGGAGGAAAGAATCCTTTCCCTTCATGAATCCAATTCAATCCGAAGCATAGGGTATGACGAATGGAACAGCCGCGATCTTGCGGCAAGATTGCAGGAGCGGCATGGAATTAACGTGATGATTCAGCGGCAGGGATTCGGGCTTAGTAACGCGCTTAAGAAAATAAAAGAGCTTATCCTTTCTGGAAAGATCGCCCATGCGGGCAATCCTGTGGTTACGTGGGCATTTGACAACATCCTGATCAAAGAGAATGATGAGGGCAACATCAAGATAGTGAAACCTAAAACAACGGGGGCCAGCGAGCGACCTGAGAAGAAAATAGACCCCTGGATTAGTTGTGCAATGGCAGTCAACGAGTGGATGATAGACATTCCCACTAAGTCAGTTTACAGCGAAAGAGGAGTTATCACGATATGATGGACGACACGATAAAATATGTTGTTCACGCTACCGACGGAAGGCAGGGAGATATTGTATCCATCCCGAGGAATTTTCTTAAGGGATGTATGATGAAGCCAAAAGCATTTGACGACATGGTTTTTAAACTAATGACTGAGGTTGGAACCCAGGTAAAAGCATACGAGAAGGCTGAGGAAATCCATTACCAGGTGTTCGGCTGCAATAGGTATAGTTCGTACGAGAGTTACTATTACGCAAAGCGATGATTCACGTCAAGACCCCGTACAGAGTAGATAAGAACCTGGGGAAAGCCTACAATGATGCCTTTGAGCAAGTTAGTGATGATGACTGGATAGTTTTGCGTGACCACGACACATTGTTTTTAACCCACGATGCGATCAAGATCATTGGCGGATACACAGCTCTTTTACCCGACGCAGGGCTTTTGACGTGCTACACAAACCGAATCCACCATCTTGCGAAGGAACAATTGATTGACGGAACACCTTCCGAGAACGATTCTATAAGATATTGGCAGGTAAGGGCGGAAAAACAGCGGGAAAAAGCCTATAACGCAACTGAGATAACCCGTGAAGTATCGGGGTTTCTCATGGTGGTATGCAAACGGACGTGGAGAAAGCATAAATTCATAGAACAACCATCTCCTTTAGGCGTTGACAACGATTTTTGCTGGCGGATTTTATCCGCAGGTCTGAAAATATACCGGATGGATGCTGTATTGGTGTGGCATTCATATCGACTCAATGATATTACTGATAAATCACATCTTAGATGACAGTTTATACAGCGATTTTTGGCACTTACGACTATCTGAAACCACTCAAACGCAACCAAAAAGGCGAGTGGAAATTTATCTGCTATACGGACCAACCGGACGACAGTGAAATTTTTGATTTGGTAAAGGTAAATCCCGCCCCGTGGGAGATACGACGCGTCCCTGTTATGGAATTCGGGCCTGCAAAAACAGCCAGATGGTACAAAATCAACTTCCATAAGCACATTGAAGATGATTTTTCAATTTGGATTGACGGCACATTCTTTATCAACTGCGATTTGTCGCGGTGGGTGAGAAAGCGCTTTGTTGCTGATTTTACTGTCATAAAGCACCCTTTCGATGATTGCGCATACATCGACGCTCATTCGTGTCTGAAACTTGGTCGTGGTAACTGGATGGATATAGTTAGACAGGTGAATCACTACAAAAATGAAGGATTGCCGGAACATAATGGACTGATTTCCTCTGGAATACTCATGCGAAACAATACCAAACAAGTGCAAAAGATATGCGATGATTGGTGGCAGCAAGTGGAGCAGTTTTCTGAGCGAGATCAGATCGGTTTCGCTTATGCAGCATGGAAGAATCCAGGATTCTTCCATGTTACAGAATGGAACTACACGACACAGAATGAGTTTCAACACTGCCCCCATCGGCATAAGGCATGGTCAGACAAAAAAGCAAAACAATTAGCAGGAATGTGAAAGCATACAGAGACGAAGTAACCGGTAGATGGCATTCGGATTTACCGGATGTCTTTGATTTGATATGTGAGAAGCTGAGGAACGGAGAGCCGTTCAAGTTCGCAAGGTACGGCGACGGTGAGTTCAATGCCATCTATGGAAAGCAGGGCGCAAACTGTGACGGCCATGAGTATTTCCCTGACATGGGCAAACGCCTACGCGAGGCACTGGAAAGCAAGCCGAACTATATTGTCGGGCTTCAACCGCTCACGTTAGCCTCCGAAAGATGGCCGCAGATTCAAAAAGACTTCCCGGACATTCAGTGGGTGGATGCTGACAGTATTCATAATGCGAGCATCGACGGGAGACTTGAAGAAATGTTCAGGGCCATTTGGGAGCAAGATGTAATCTTGGTAGGGCCAGCNCACCTAAAACCACTGCAATACAAGTACGAATACGATTTCATNGAAATTCCTTCCGTTAATTGTTGGCAACAATATGAGTACGTGGTACACAGCCTAATGGATAGAAAAAAGGCTATAGTTCTGCTTTGTGCATCTATGATGAGCGAGGTAATTATACACGATTTCAAAGACAGCAGCCATACTTTCATCGATCTTGGGAGTGTCTTAGACCCCTTCGCAGGCGTTAAATCCCGAAGATACCACCATAAACTTGCCCTCTGATGCATCCCAAAAGTAAAACTGCAAGAATATGAACATCATTCAGGCAATTCAGAACGCAAACAGGCTAAAGTCCAAGCTACCGGATGAGGTAATCAAATCAATGGATGGTCTTAGTTCTCCAAAAGTCTGGCATTTATTAAACAACCTCGCGGGACAGGCTAAAACATATCTTGAAGTGGGGCTTTACAAAGGCTCAACGCTCATAAGTGCGCTACATGGCAACGAGCATTTGCAAGCCTTTGGGGTAGATAATTTCTCTATGTTCCCGAAAAAGCGCGCAAATTTCTTTGCAAACACAAATGCGTATAAAAACCGGTTCACGCTTTTTGAACAAGATTGCTGGACGGTGGACTTGTCAAAACTCCCTCCTATTGAGTTGTTCTTTTACGACGGCGATCACTCATTCGAAGCCCAGTACAAGGCTATTGAATACTTCTATCCAGCTATGGCTGATGAGTTTACTTACGTGTGCGACGACTGGAATATGAAGAAAATACCGAACGCAACGTTTTCGGCCGCAAAGGCGATGAATCTGGAAGTCATCGAGAATCATGATTTGATTTGTCCGCAAAAAGGCGAATGGTGGAATGGAATAGGTGTAATAAGGTTTAAAAAGATAAGAAATGCCGAATAGAACAGACGTTTTAAATCACCTCGCCAGAAAGCACAGCCTTGAGAAGTACTTGGAAATCGGCGTGCAGGATGTCAGGCAGAACTTTGAAAACATTGTATGCTCGCTAAAATTAGGCGTTGACCCTAATTACTCATACGTCAGCCATGAAGGGAATGACGTAGTTCTCATGATGACAAGCGACGAGTTCTTCGAAAATCCACCACACAGTTTAGCTTTCGACTGGATTAGTGAGTTCGACCTGCCGAACAGGTCAGGAAAGATTTTGAAAACGCATTGAAGATTCTTTCGCCGAAAGGGTTTATTGTCATGCACGACTGCAACCCTGAGAAAGAAGGACACACCATCGTACCGAGGCCTACACCTACCGGCCATTGGAACGGGGATGTTTATAGGTTCGCCGTTGTGTGCGGATTGTACGGTTCTTTTTTTACTGTTGATGTGGACAATGGATGCGGCGTATGGTGCAACGGCATTACTCCATCGGCGGTTTGTTGCATTCGTCAACCATTTAATCCGCTACTCGGTTGTGATGTTTCATGGGATTACTTCGACAAGAATCGTAAAGAACTACTCAACCTAATTTCATGGGATGAATTCATCCGACTTTAGCGTATTAATCCATACCTTCGACGGTTACGCCTTCGCTTGGGATGGATTCGTGCAAGGCTGGAAAGATTCCCGTATGGACTTTCTAAACGCCGGAATACCTGTCTA